GATGATCGTCGGCCGCCGCCGTCTGATCTCGTTCGAGTCCGCCGCTGAGTGGCGACGGCAACGAGAGGCGACGCTCAACGAATTCGACCGTCAACGGGTAGCCGCGACGCTCAGTCGGCCGCAGGACGCCGCCAACCAGCAATCCAAAACCTAAGGTGAACGACCTTCGCCGGACCCGCTGCACTCCGGAGAGGGAATGCTTGGCAGCGAGGTGAGGAGGCCGACCCGCGAGTGGTTCAAGCCCAGGGCCGGCCTCCAGAAAGGAGGGCCGATATGGCCACCCACATCACTACCCCAATATACGTTAGTTCTCCCAGAAACAAGCTGAAGCCGAAGAAGAGGTACAGGCCCAGACACCGCCGCATGCGGAAGGGCCGGTGCATGGCTGCGCTGAGGGGCGTGACCGCAGCGCATGGGTACCTCAACGGCCAGTTCTCGAGCCTGGCCACTGCGGCGCTCCATTGCGGTTCCTGCCACGCGTATGTCCAAGCCGCACTCATCCTGCTTCGGAGCGAGAACGCGACCATCCTCGAGCGTGTGCTGCGCGGGCAGGTGCCGCTATTGGCGGCCGCCAAGCAGATGAAGCGGGTCGCCGACTTGGTCGACGCCTATCGCACCGCCGGGGCGGCGGATCGGGTGGCGTTCGCCAAGGCGATCGGGCCGACCGCGCTGTTCGACTCGGCGTTGGTCCCTGCGATTTGAAGAATCAGCGATAGCGCTGCGCATTCGCGCGCGGCGCCTTTCATTTTCAGGAGAACACCATGACCCAACATACTTGGCTCCTCGCCGACCGCGAGCTGCGCGATCTTATTGCGCAGCTCGCGAGCGCCTCGGAGGCGCTGTTCGATACACACGGGTTGCTCAACGATGGCGACCCCGACAGCGTCGCCATCGTGACGATGGACAACATCAACGTCGCTCGTGCGGCACTCGAAGCCGCGGCCACGTTCCTGCATGCGCTTCGTTTTGCAGAAGATAGCGTCCGGGCATCGGAACTTAACCGCTGACGGAGACGACGCATCATGAAAACGCTTGCCGATATTCACCAGGTCACAGCAACGATGCCGCCGCCAACAAGCTTCTCCAGCGCCGCCGCGAGCTGCTGGGAGACGAGACGGCTTTCTGATCGTCGGCCCCTCTGAGCTGAGGAGAAACTCAATGCAAATCACCCGAACCACCGCAAAGCTGCCTCCTATCATCGTAACCCACGGCCAGCCCGGCGTCGGCAAGACGACGCTGGCGCAGAACTTTCCGAAACCGATTTTCATCCAAACCGAAGACGGATGCCCGAGCGGTCTGGAGATCGAGACATTCGGGCTTTGTGAAAATCTTGCCGGTGTTGTCGAGGCAATCAAACACTTGGGCAGGGAAAGTCACAACTATCAGAGCGCAATCGTCGACAGTTTGGACAAGCTGGAGCCGCTGATCTTGGCGGCGCATTGTGCCGATCGGGGTTATGTCTCGATCGAGAGTCCGGGCTACGGCAAAGGCTATGTCGAGGCGGACGCCCTATGGCTTGATTTCCTGCGCGGCTGCAATTGGCTGCGTCGCAGTTGCAGCATGATCGTCGTGCTGATCGCACACAGCGAGATCGTCACCGTCAATGATCCGCGCGTCGCGAGCTATACGTCCTATCAGTTACGGCTACACAAGCGTGCCCGCGCGCTGGTCGAGGATAGCGCGGACTTGATCGGCTTTCTCGCCACCGACGTGGTTGTCAAGAGCGAGCAGGGCGGCTTTGGCAAAACCCGCGCGCGCGCCGATGGCGGATCCGCGCGGTGGCTGCACTGCGAGGGACGGCCGGCATTCATTGCGAAGAACCGCTACGGCATGCCCGAGCGCATCCGCATCCCGCAGCATTTCGATTTTATGTCCACGCTGGGCAAGTTTTTCCCGCAGCCGCAGGCGGGCGCAACTACTGCTGCGGCTCCCGAAACAATGGAGTCAAAACATGTCTGAGTTTGATGAGCTACCGGAAGTCTTCGACCCCTCGACGCACGAAGGCACCGACCTCAAGCCTATTCCGGCGGACTGGTATTCGGCGCAGATAGTCGAGAATAGCGTTGAGCATGCCAAGAACGGGAACGGCACCTACCTGCTCGCGGTGTTTGAAATCCTGAGCGGTGATTACAAGAGCCGCAGGATCTTCCATAACATCACGCTGCAGAATGCGAGCCAGCAAGCAGTCGAGATCGGACAGCGGCTGCTGAAGGATATCTACGAGAGCGTCGGCGTTACCGGCCCTACGCGCGATATCCAGGTCATGCGATTCAAGCCGGTGATGGCGCGCGTCGGCATCAAGCGTGATCGGGACGGTGTTTATCCTGATCGCAACTGCGTCACCTCGGTAAAGCCGCCGGATTATCAGCCGCCGAAGCGGGCACGCAATGCTTCGGCTGCGACAGTGGCCGCGCCTCCGCATGAGCAACCCGCCGCGCCGGCGGCGCCCAAGCCTTCCGCACCATCTCTTACGCCGAAGCCGGCAACACCGCAGGGCGATGCACCGTGGCGGAACTAATGACTTGCTGACGGCCGCCGATAAGGGGAGGCGGTCGTCACTTTTGTGAAGGGGGCCCCCTCCATGTTGTTGCTACGTCAGTATCAAGAGGAAGCGCTGCGTGCCCTGTTCGTCTTCTGGCGTAACGGTGGCGGCAATCCGCTGATTGCCATGGCGACCGGCACCGGCAAGTCGGTGGTGATCGCATTCTTAATCAGACAGCTATTGACCGATTATCCGAACATGCAGGTGCTGATCACGGCGCCTAATCGCGAACTCATCGACCAGGATATCAAAGAGCTGTTCAAGATTTGGCCTGACGCGCCGATCGGCATCAACTGCGATGGGCTAGACTCGCGTGACACCGATACGCAGATCCTGTTCGCTAGCATCAATTCGATCTATCGCAACCCGCAGGCAATCGGCCGACGTGACCTCATCATCATCGATGAGGCGCATTTCATTCCCCACCATGACCAGGGCATGTACCGCACCACGTTGGAGGCGCTGCGCGAGCTCGTACCCGACCTGCGCGTCGCGGGGCTGACGGCCACGCCCTACCGCCTCGACAGCGGGCACTTGTGCGAGAGCGACGGGCATATCTTTGATAGTGTCGTTTATGAATACGGGATCGCCCAGGGCATTCGCGACGGCGTGCTTTCGCCGCTGTCGTCGAAGGCGACCGTCGCGACCATCGATGTCTCAGGGGTAGGTAAGCGTGGCGGCGAGTTCATTGCCGACCAGCTCGAAGCCGCAGCCATCAAGGACGGCGTGGTCGAGCGCGCGTGTGACGAAATTGCCAGCTACCTCGGACAGCGCCGCGCCTGGCTCGTCTACTGCGTCGGTGTCGCCCACGCCACCATGGTGCGCGACGCACTGCGCGCGCGCGGTGTTGATTGCGAAATGGTCTTGGGCGAGACGCCGAGCGACGAACGCGATCACATCATCGAGGACTTCCGCGCCGGGCGGCTGACCGCGCTGGTCTCGGTCATGGTGCTGAGCTACGGCTTCAACGTTCCGTACGTCGATCTGATCGCGATGCTGCGCCCCACCTGCTCGGCCGGCCTCTACGTGCAACAGGTCGGCCGCGGTACTCGCAAGACCGACGGCAAGCAGACCTGCTTGGTCCTCGATTTTGCCGGCAATGTTCGGCGCTTCCGTATCAAAATCAAGAGCAACGGTAAGGACGGCGAGGCGCCGACCAAGGTGTGCCCGTCATGCCGGGAAATCGTCATGCTGGGCGTCAGCGAGTGCCCGCATTGCGGCTTCACATTCCCGCCGCAAGAGGTGAAGCACGACGCGCGCGCCGATACGGCCGAAATTCTTAGCAGTGCCCGCAAGCGATCGGATTGGCTCGAGGTCGATGGTGTCGCATGTTTCTATCATCACAAGGATACGCCGTCGCTGCGCGTGAGCTACCAATGCGGCATTGAGACCTTCAACAAATGGATCTGCCTCCAGCATTTCGGTTGGGCGCGCATCTTTGCCGAGAAATGGTGGCGGCAGATGACAGGTGGTGAGCGGCCGCCCGACACCGTCAACGAGGCTTTGGCGCGTCAGGACGAGCTACTGCCCGTCACGCATATCCAGGTCGCCCCGTCCGGCAAGTATTGGGAGATCGTTGCTTACCGCGTCGAGCTCGACGACGGCAGCACGCTCGAGCTCGACCACAACGCAAGCCGTGTCTTCACCACGCCGCAACCAGTGCCAGAGATCAACGATGCGATTCCGTATTGATCATGCATCCCGCGATCACCCGTTACACGACCAAGGTGCCGACCGCATGCGCGGTCTGCCGGCGGCGGGCATGGTGGATCGGTTACTCGCCGCGCCTGCATGTGATGCGCAATGTCATCTGGCTGTGTGATCGCAACCAATGTCACTCCCTGGCAAGGAGATTCTACGCGATGTCGGCCGAAGCGTTCGATGAATACGAGCTCGGCGCAATGCTCGAAGCCGGTCGCAGCGCCGGCGGCTACCTAGATGAAATTGGCAAGACCGATCTCAAGCTGCTCAGCCGCGAGGAATGGCGCGAGTTCCTGTTCCGACTGCTGACAGGATACGAGCAGGCTCTGCGCCAAAGACTCACTAACAACAAGCCGCCATTCTAAGGAGCGCGCGTCATGGGGCCATACGAGCAATGCGCCGAGTCGCTGGTCGAGCGCGGTTATGCCCCCATCCCGATCATGGTCGGCAGCAAGGCGCCGGGCTTTTACTGCGCCGGCCTGTGGGTGCCGCTGGCGGGGTGGCAGAAGCGCTATCTGCACGGCCGCACGCCGAATTTCATGGATCATAATCTGTGGGGCAACGGCGATTCCGGCATCGGAGTGGTCGGCGGCAAGGCCTCACGCGGCCTGGTCGCCATCGATATCGACACCGACGACACCGCCATCAAAACGGCGATTATAAAGATGCTGCCGCCGACACCAGTCAGAAAGATCGGCGCGAAGGGCGAAACTGCTTTCTACTATGGCCCGGACATCGGTGCGTCACGCTCGTGGAACATCGACGGCAAGCGGGTTTGCGACCTGATCGCTGACGGCCGGCAAACCGTGCTGCCGCCAACCATCCACCCCGACACTGGCACGCCCTATCGGTGGGTTGGCGATTCACTCGACAGCTACGATCCCGATGAATTGCCGCTCCTAGACGCTGACACGATCGGCAATATTGGCGCCGTGCTCATTCCGTTCGGCTGGAAGCCGAAGCTAGTGCGAGACTGTTCGGGCAATGGCGCGGCCACCACCACTTTCGACGACGAAGATGCCGACACGCCCCACCGTGCGCTCAATAATTTCGCGCTCGAACATCTCGAGCGATGGGTGCCCAAGCTTAGACTCTGCAAGTGCCGGCCGGCACGCGGCGGCTTTGAGGCGGTGGCACACTGGCGCGAGTCGTCGACCGGTCGCCCGCTTGAGGCGCGCGCGCGTAACCTCGGCATCGTGCCGAAGGGTATCAAGGACTTCGGCGATGGCCGCGGCGGTGGCAATGGTTTCACCTATACCCCCATCGATCTCGTGATGGCGGCTAACGACTGCGACCTCGATACCGCGTTCAAGTTTCTGAGCGAGCATACGGGGTGGATAGGCAAGCGAATCGAGCTTGTCGATAAGCCCGAGTTGCAGTCGCAGTTATCGCCGCAGCCACAGTCTCCGACTCCGGAGCCGCCACCAGCAGTGGCGGCCGAACCAGACCCCGACGACGACGAGAAAGTGCCTGTCGCCGACGAGCTGGAACCTTACACCCATGACGTGCCCGGCGTGGTCGGTGAGGTGATCGAATGGATCGTGGCTACCGCGCGGCGCCCCAACCGGGTGCTCGCGCTGGCAGCGGCAATCCCGTTGGTCGGTACCCTGATCGGCCGCCGCGTCGCCGGTCCAACCAAGTCGGCCACGCATCTCTATGCGGTCGCGGTCGCCCCCACCGGCGCCGGCAAGCAGCATCCGATCGACTGTATCAACGCATTGATGATTGCAGCCGGCGCTCAGGAACATATCGGACCCGGCTCCTTCATGTCGGCCTCGGCGCTGTGCAATTTTGTCTACCGCCGGCCGCTGTCGTTGTGCTGCTCGGATGAACTGGGTGCCTATCTTGCCAAGCTTCATGCCAAGGGCGCATCCGGGCATGAGCGTGAGACTACCCGTTTCATGCGGGCGCTTTGGGGAATATCATTTGCGCTGAGCTCGACCCCGGAATGGGCGGACCGCCCAGCGATGCAGGTTCATTCACCAGCACTAAGCTTCTTCGGCACGTCCACCCCCGACGAGCTATTCCAGGCGTTGCAGGGCGAGGCGATTGATAACGGCCTGCTCAATCGCTTCCTGGTGTTGCACTCGGAATTGCGTGCCAGGGATACCCGGCCACAACTGCTGCCGGGGCAGGTGCCCGCTGACCTCGCCGCAAAGTGTCACCAGCTTTACCGCTGGTACGGTAGCGCCGAGGAGTTGATCGACATCAAGCGTCCGGTCGAGCAGCAGGTCACCCAATTGCTATGGGCGGATCAAGCGGCCGAGAAGGAATATCTCGACTTCGCCCGCATGGTTGACGACCGCATCGACCAGGACCCCGCGCTGCGCCCCTTCCTCGCTCGTGCTGCCGAAACCGCAATCCGCCTCGCTACCATCCGGGCAGCCGGACATCGGTTCCGTGCCGCAACACTCACGCTCGAGGACGTATATTGGGGTGCAGGCATTGCCTGGACCGCCGGACAACAGCTGTGCCTTGGCGCCCAAAACGTCATACCGGTCACCGAGCGTAGCAAATGGGTCAATCGGCTGTTCAATTACATCCGCGCCTGCAACCTGACCAATAAGAAGGCAACCGTTCGATCTTTCCAGCAACGGATTCGCGGTGCACTTAAAACTAAGGAAATTCGGGAATTTGCCGAGATGGTTGGTCTTGGTCTGTTGCAACAGGACCGGGATGGAGCTCTGACTATCGTTGCAAACACAGACGAGCAAACCTGATTTTGTTTGTCGCAAACCGGACGGGGAAATGGGGAATTTTGTTTGCACGTTTGCATTTTGTTTGCATCCCATTGCAAACAGGGATTTATGCCCATTCTATATGAATAAGTAGTAGGTGTAGTAGTAGTTGTTAGTAGTGTTTGTAGTAGAGGTACATTCTCTCTCTTTTTTCCTCTTTTTTCAGGGGGGGGACATATAGGGTAGCAAAATTTTGCAAACATGCATACAGACGGCCCTCGCGGAGGTTAATTTCACCTAGATGGTCGGAGCCTTCGGAAGCGCTCGGGCGCTGAAATGGCTTGATCACCGGCTGCTGGAAGCCCACCCAAGGCTGCGCGTCGGTGGTCTGCGTGGGACCGAGGTCACCATTACGCTCAACGGTCATACCCAGGTCATCCCGATCGAGATGGAATGGACGTTCGGACGCAAGCAACGGCAACGCCCGTGGTTCCGCTGCCCAGATTGCAATCAACGCTGTCGGCTCCTGCACGAGAAGGCCGGCACCTGGGTCTGTAGAACCTGCAGCGGCTACGATTATCGGTCCCGTCATCGCAATCGGTCCTGCCCAAGCCTTAATCGGGTTAGGAGGGGTACCGGCTTGCCCCATCGAGCCCTCGCGCGCGAGAGGGTCATCGCACAGACCGAGATAGCCCGGCTGTTACGTGCTACAGTACGGGACCTCGAGCGGCGAGCGAAGCGAGGAGGCAAGCGATGACCGACCCCACATCCGATGACGTCCGCGACGATTACATTTTGCAGGAGCGACTGTCCGGCAAGTCCGCGCGCGCCATTAGCAAGCAGCTGCGGTGCACCGTCGGCGAGGTGGATGCCGCGCTCGATCGTGTGCTGCCGAAGCTCGATAATGCCGCGCGGCTACGTCACATCTCGCTCGACCTAAATCGTCTCGATCGGTTGTTGGAGGTCTTCTACAAGCGCGCGGTTGAGGATGTGGACACTCAGGCGGGATTGCTATGTGTGAAGATCCTCGAGCGGAAGTCGGCAATGCTCGGCTTGGACAGCCCGCAGAAGCTCGACGTCGTTCAGCTGCAGGCAGCGAAAGAGCCCACGCAACACGAGAAGATCAC